GGGATGAATTGCAGAAAATGCAAGAGCTAGGGTGTTGGCGTACGTGTGTTCATGTGAAACAGGCACTCGTGAGTCAGGTGAATATCTCATGATGTAATCGACGTTGCCACGCCTGTAGTTAGGTACGAGGAATGATGTAATGATCCGCCACGTGTCACGTGGTAGGGTCACAGCGTCTGTTGGCAACAATTGTTCTAACCTTTCCTTGCACACTTCAATAGCATTAGTTTGTGAGTATTCTTGGGCGCCAAAACTACGGAACGTACCGGTATAAACAGCGTCAGGGATCTCACCTTGAAATAAATCAACAGTGGCTCGTTTCAATGACCAGCGTGGTCTCGCACCCCCTTGATAGTTGATTGTCCCTCCTTCTGAATGACTCAACAACACGTAGTCGTCCTGGTCGACCACATGAGGAGTATCTAGATGTGCAATTCCAAAGTGAAACCGGTGGACGTCATTCAAACAGTCGGGGTTATTGTACCGACCCCCTTGTGCAGAGTTGCGATCGCAATGTTGATAAGCTACATTTGTCGCATTTAAAGTGTTGGAAGGAGTGAACAAATTTTTGTTAAATTTAGTTTTGTAGCTGGGACAAGAGGGGCAAACTGCAATGGTAGTGCGAAATGACCTAGACCATGTGTCAAAACCAAGTGCAATGGAGTAGAAAAGGTCAGGAAAAGCAGAGTATATACAAGTTTTGATGTCACTAACACGAAACAAAAGGCTTTGTTGACTACAAATGCCATTTGCTTCAGAGTAATACACGTTCACACTTTTCCTAGCGCCTAATCTATAATCATGCCTGTACAGTCTCCCAAGCAGTCGCGGGAAGGCGAGGAAAAGCCGCCTCCTGCTATGAATGGGGTTGTGGTTATCGCCGAGGAAAGAACATTCCCTCAGTGGTAGCCGTTTAGCCTTGTAGTACCCGTAAACCAACCCACCGGTGCAAGGGTCGGCCACGTAGTCCCACGAGGCTTTCAAGCGTCTGATTTGCTCTTGCATTTGTTGCTGTGCGCTGTTTGACGATTGGATCCTTTCCCCATCGCTCGTACGAACCACGCATGGGGGCCCCCCATATGTCCGGGGTGCGACAACGACGTGCATGCGGTCTACTGCCCCACCTCCAGACCCAAGGCTTTGCGCTGCCTGGCAAGAGGAGGTAG